TGAACTAAAAATCGCCCCGCGGTTTGTGCTCCGCGAGGCGTCGAAAAAGCTTCTACGTTCATAACAAAGAACTTAATCCCGTCGAACGGCTCCATTATATGCTCTTCCAATTCTGCAAGGTAACTCTTGGTTGTTTTCGGCTCCCAACGCAAGACCCTTTTATTTATATAATCCGGGAAGTGTACGGGTATTTCTCCTTGTACCCAGTTATCATACACACCCTTTGGTGCAACAATCAGAGCGGCGTCTATTTCACCCTCTTCAAACAAAACTCCAATATTATCTACAACGACTTTTGATTTTCCTGTACCCATCTCCATAAAGAGTGCATAGTACTCCTTATCCCAAGATTCCTGTAGCGTGGTTAACTGGTGATCGAATGGTTTTGTTTTAAATTCGTATTTCTTCATGCTCTACCCCTTGACTATAGGAATTTATAAGAGTATATGAAAATATGTCAAGACCCCAAAAAGGTCTTTAACAACGAACCACGAACCACGAAGGAGACTATATGTCAGAGAATCTGATAGAACAAATGGAGCAAGACTTTGAACAAAAGTTTGCCTCTAATTTGGAAAAGACTGACGGAGGCGCACTCAAAACAGTAGCCGAGTTAGCAAGAATAATCAAAGCAAAAGAACAAGAAGTTGCAGACCTAGAACGGCAACATAAGGATGCCAAGAAAGAACTGCTGCGTCTTACAGATGAGGAATTACCCGCATCGATGGCAGAGATGGGGCTTGCCTCGTTTACCTTGGACGACGGTTCCATCATCGACGTGAAACCCACTTATGGTGCATCCATCCTGGTGGCAAACCGGGAGAAAGCATACGAGTGGCTTAGAGAGCATGGGTATGATGACATTATAAAGAATAATGTTGCGGTGTCGTTTGGTCGGGGGGAAGACGATATGGCGGGGGCATTTAAAGCTCTTGCTGAGAAGGAAGGGTACTCTGCACAACAGGATACCAGTATTCATTCTCAAACACTAAGAGCTTTTGTCCGTGAAAGAGTTGAAGCGGGCGATGAATTTCCAATGGATTTATTTGGTGCCTATGTAGGGCAACGTGCAGTTATTAAAGGAGCAAAAAATGGGTAAAGCTGTAACTAAAGCGAACAAGTCAGAAATGGCTGAATTTGATCCGTCTATGTTTGAGGCGGATGCGGGTGACGGGATTAGAGATTTAACACAAGAGGATCTGGCACTGCCGTTCCTCAAAATCTTGTCTGGTCTTGATCCGCTATTGGATGAACTTGATGAGGCAAAACGCGGTGATCTTTACAACACTGTGTCTGGTCAGGTTTATAAAGGTAAGGCAGGGGTGCGTGTTATACCTTGTGCTTACCAAAGGCGTTTCATTCAGTGGGCACCGAGGGGATCAGGGAGTGGTGCGCCTCTGGCTATATATGAAACGCAACAAGAGTGTCCTCCTGTTAAACGCAGTGAGGATGATAACAAGGACTACGTTGTAAACGGCGATGGTTCTTATATTGAAGAAACGCATCAACACTTTGTTGTCATCATCAATGAAGATGGTTCTGCTGAAACCGCGTTGATTGCGATGAAGTCCACTGCGCTCAAGAAGAGCCGTAAGTGGAATAGCATGATGTCCTCGGTACAAATGCAAGGAAAGAACGGTCCGTTTACACCGCCTCGCTTTAGCCAAGTATATCATCTCAAGACTGTTCAAGAGGAGAACAGTAAAGGTTCGTGGCATAATTGGGAGATGAGCCGCGAAGGAGCCGTGACCGATGGTGGCTTGTACAAACGCTCGAAAGAGTTTTTTGAAAGCATTACCAAAGGTGACGTGGTCGTGAAACATCAGGACGAGAGTGCTGCTTCTACTGAAAGTAAAGAAGTACCGTTTTAGTTTCACAGGGCGGCTCTGGCTCTCCTATGTCAGGGTCGCCCACCTTTTGAGGTAAACCATGTCATTAGAAAAGTTCTCAGCCATCTTTGATGGCTTACAAGAAGCATATGGTACTTACAAAGTAGAGAAGAAGCAGTCCAACGGTAAAAATACAGGCAAAGCGGCTATAGTTCGCGAACCACGGACCAAGAAACTCTGGGAAGGCCACCTGTCTGGTAAAGGCAGTTCAGTCGGCATCATCCCAATCAATGCTGAAAACAAATGTAAGTGGGGTTGTGTCGATGTTGACCAGTACCCGCTCGATCATAAGCTCCTGATTGAGAAGATCAGGCGGTTGAAATTACCTTTGGTCGTGTGTCGATCAAAGTCAGGTGGGGCACACTGCTTTCTCTTCGCATCCGAATGGGTTGAGGCAAGAGACATGCAGAAGTCGCTACAAAGTATTTCTGCGGCCCTTGGCTTTGGAGACAGCGAGATCTTTCCAAAGCAAGTGAAGCTGCATCTGGATAGAGGGGATGTAGGGAACTTTCTTAACTTGCCCTACTACAACGCAGAGGAGGGGCTACGGTACGCCTTTCTGGATGACGGGACCTCTGCAACCCTAGAAGAGTTTATCGAACTGTACGAGGCGCATAAGCAGACGCCCGAGCAGATTACAAAGATACAAGTAGAAAGCTCTGCCGATATTTCAGACTTTGAGGGCGGACCGCCTTGTCTCAAAATCTTGGCAAAGATGAAAATATCAGAAGGTGGGCGCAACAACGGCCTGTTTAACGTCGGTGTCTTTCTACGCAAAGCTTTCCCCGACAGTTGGGAAAACGAAATATTAAAATATAACATGGAATATTTTGAACCACCGCTACCTTTAAATGAAGTGAATATCGTAGCCAAACAGGTTCAGCGCAAAGACTACGCATATAAATGTAGCGATGCGCCGATAAATGCACACTGCAACAAGGACCTCTGCCGCACCATGAAATTTGGGATAGGTGCGGCAGTTGCGGGTGTACCGATAGCAAACTTACGCAAATACAATTCGACGCCGCCCGTCTGGTTTCTGGACGTAAACGGTGAGCCGTTGGAGCTTGACACCGAGGCCCTGATGAGCCAACCCGCTTTTCAAAAGGCGTGTATGGAACAACTCAACATGATGCCACGGTCAGTTGCCAAGCAACAGTGGGAGGCTCGTATTGGAGCGTTACTGTCTGAGATGAAAGAAAACGAAAGCGCAATCGTCGAAGTTGCACAAGATGCCAGTATCAGCGGTCAGTTCTATGATTATCTTGAAGAATTCTGTTCTTACTTGCAAAATGCACAAGACAAAGAAGAGATCCTGTTACGCAAGCCTTGGACAGATGACGAGACGCAGCTTACATACTTCAGACTGAAAGACTTTGAGGCGTTCTTGCGTAAGAATAAGTTCTTTGAATATAAGTCACATAAGGTAGCGCAAAGACTGAGAGATATAAACGGTGAGTCCACGGTCCTCAAGATCAAAGGCAGAGCCGTCAGGGTATGGCACATACCATCTTATGAGAGCGGAGACATGGATATAGATCCACCCAAGTTTGGAAACGAGGCACCATTTTGATAGACGAGTTTAAAAGGACGCGAAACAAAGAGATCGTCCGCATGATTGACGAGCAGCATATGACAGCAACTGCGGTTGGTAGGTGGTTTAACATCTCCAAGCAGCGCGTGTCACAGATATATAACAGGGAAAAAAACAATGTTCAGGATATTCGGTCCACCGGGCACGGGCAAAACCACGACTCTGCTTAATATGGTGGACAAGGCTCTTGAAGAGGGCACCCCACCTATGAGCATTGCCTTTCTGGCCTTTACCCGTAAAGCAGCCACTGAAGCCAAGGAACGGGCGGCGGCACGGTTCAAGCTTGATCCAAAGCAAGACCTGTTTTACTTCAGAACACTGCACAGTCTTGCACTTACTCTGTCTGACATAAAACCCGAACAGATCATGCAGCCCGAAAATTACAACGAACTAAGCACGGCTATCGGCATCAATCTTGTGTCAGGCAACGTGGCAATCGACGATGACATATCTGATGTGCTCAACAAGCACGACCCGATTATCAGCCTGATTAACTTAGCTCGTATAAAGAAGACGCCGCTCCGTGAAGAGTATAACCACAGTTCTCTGCAAGAGGATTGGAACACCGTCAACTTTGTAGCCAAGAGCCTACACGAATACAAAACCTCTTTGGGTCTGTACGATTTTACCGACATGCTGCAAAACTTTGTAGATGATGGACACCGCTTCTGCCCTCCGTTTGAGCTTTGCTTTCTCGACGAGGCACAAGACTTGTCTCCGCTACAGTGGGACATAGCCCATCTGATAGAACAAAAGACCAACCGCATGTACTGCGCGGGTGACGATGACCAAGCCATCTACCGTTGGGCAGGCGCTGATGTAGAGCATTTCATACAACTAGACGGGCCGTCCGAGACACTGTCTAAGTCATACCGCATACCCTCTACCGTCCATGACATAGCGCAGCGCATCTCAGGTCGGATCAAAAACCGATACCCGAAGAAGTATGAGCCTCGCGAAGAGAGCGGCGGCTACTTACGCATTACTGATCTGAACGAGCTAGACATGTCGAGAGACAGTTGGCTTGTACTGGCGCAAGCGGGATACCAACTACAACCCGTGTCTGCCGATCTGCGGTCAAACGGTTACCTGTTTACCTACCGCGGCTCACGGTCCATTGGTGAGAAGATAAGCGACGCCGTCAACGGGTGGACTGATTTGCAGAAGGGCAAGTCTGTCTCTGGCAAGACAGCGCGAAATATATATACATTTATGTCCGTCGGCAACCGTATTACCCGTGGCTATAAGAAACTGCCCGCGCTTGAAGACACGGACATGGTAAACCTAGCCGAGTTACAAATACACCATGGCTTGGCAATCGTAGAAGAAATGATCTGGTCCGAGGCAATGGATAAGATACCCGATAAAGATAGAGCCTACATTACAGCTTTGCTGCGACGCGGAGAGAAGTTCAATGGCATCCCCCGTATCACAGTGTCCACGATCCACGGATCAAAGGGCGG